TTGGCAACCAATTTCTATAAAAAGTAGTAGTAGCACCTTGGGAAGCTGCATCATTGTGGATAACCACTCCATAGGGATTTCTTCCACGGCTGCCTGCAATACCTGACATTAATTGCATGTTAAGCCACCTCCATCAATTTATGATTGGGAAGAGATAACATGTATTCTCCTGCTTGAACCTTCGTAAAAATGTCATTCGAACGGAGAACTTTATACTTCCCGTTTAACTTGAAAAAATCTCCAACAGTAAATCCATCAAATTCTTTTTCGATCCCTTCCGAAGTGATTTCCGAAAATCCATTTTCTATATAGGTATCTGTGACTTCTACGCCACCTTTTCCGAAAGAATCCAATTCAACGAATTCGTCACCAACTTCTTTCACAATAAAACTGCCAATTGCTGTGACAAACTTTCCTTCTTCAAACATTAGTCATTCCCTCCTAAATTCAATAGTTTTGTAAAGACTTGATGTAACCCTGTGGAGGCTAACCCGCTTACTGCACCATAGACAATGGATTCCACACTGACGCCATTCATTACTGCGCCTAATGCAGCTCCTAGCACCGCCACGATCAATGGGATATATAAATTAGCCAGTTTATTAAATAGTGGTGTCGCTTTAATTACGTAGCCTACGATCAAACACGCGACAACAATTACTGGTACAAAGTTTTCTGTAATAAAAGATAGATCCATGTTTATCTTCCTCCTAAAAATTTAAGTAGCTCCATAATAAACGCAAAAATAACCGCTGCAGACCCGCCAATACCTAAAATCATTTTCCAAAGATTTTCCGTATTTAGTTTTTTTAATTCATCTGAACGTTTTTCAGCATCTGTGTTGCGCGTCAATATCGCGTTTAGAATTTCGTTGTTTTGTTTCATTTGTTCGGTGTTTTGTTCACGCAAGTATTTATTTGATTCATCCACTCGAATCAAACTTTCATCCATTGTTTTTTGCATTGCTAGGGACCGCTCATTCAATCGGCTAATTTCTTTGTCATGTTGTTTAAGCTTGTTTTCATGCTCCTTCACCTGCGTTTCTAGTTCCATCCACTTGGCTCCCCCTTCCAATCAAAATAAAAAGCACACTCGAAAGTGTGCTGAAATACTTGTTTAGATCTATTCTCTTACTGGATATGAACTAGATGTCACTGCAACCCATTTGCCAGCAGGTATAACAGCACCATCCGTTTTTATGATGTTAGTAGCTTGTTCCAAGTAGATATTAATCACCGTACTATCATACTTCGAAAAGAAATTTCTATTGGTATCTGTTTTTAACCAATCAGGCAAGTCTCCTGTCGTTAAATAACTTGTACCTGCTGGTATTTGATTTTTAGTTTTGAAGACTCCTGTCACAAAGACTTCATCCCAATACCTCTGAAAAACAATTTGACCAGATTCAATATAGTTAGAGTTAGAGCTATTTATTACAAATTCTTGTTTACTTAGTAAATAAGAGGATTTCAGAGCATCTAAAGCAGCCTTTAAAGTACTCGGACTAATAATTTTTTCTGTTGATACCCCGTTGTTGGTCTCATCTTGAGTAGCCATACGATAATCAATTTGTTGTTTTACTCTAAAGGGTGTCATAAATGCGTTTGCCGCAAATCCTTGTTCGGCATCGAGCCTTGTTGCTGTAGCGAAATTGTCAACATTTCCCAATCCTGCTTTATCCTTTGTAATGTCCGATGGTTTTGCATACCTGTTTTCAGACTCAACCTTGCTATACGCTCCTACTTGACTAGCAGTAACAGAGTGCGGATTTGTTTTACTTGAGGTATGTGAGTCAAATTCAGTTTTTGTCGCTTGTTCCACATTTGCTACATTACCTAAGCCAACCTGAGCCTTTGTTACCTTGTGAGGATTAGTCGTATTTTTATCATGCTCGTCTAATCCTGTCTCTAAATAATTCATTTTTTCGGCAGTGACTACAGCCCCAGCCTGAATATTTTCTTCTTCAGTTTTATTATCATCGTAAGGTACCCAAGTCTGCTTTTCATAAGCCATTTACTCACCTTCTCCTACTTTTGAATCTTTACTATCAGACAATTGTCCCAGAGCAACATTCAAAGTTGCGTTTTCTAATTCTACTTGTGAGAGCCTTTTTAATAAATGTTCTATGACTTTATTTGCATCTACTTCATAGCCGTTATCTCTCATATGATCATCTCCCTAAAGTAAGCAATATAACTTACATTATTTATATTTATCATTACAACTCAAACGTGTTTAGAGTTATTCGATGAAAGAAAAGAGCAATCACTAATTCTATTTATTATCTAAATATGATTTTAGCTGATCACTATCATCTTCCGGGTACGGAATGATTGGTGATATAGTTTCTGTCGCCTCTTCCGAGGAAAGTATCTTAGTTGGTAAATTGGGATGTTTTTCTTTATTGGATCTAGGAGTTTCTAAATAGAAATCTTCATACCCTAAACGATAAGCGACTAGTTGATAACTCATTGTTACATAGGGTCTGTCAGACTTAACTGAAAAGGAATCTCCTCTTAGGTTTTCCGCGTAAACAATAGAGTTCTCATAAGGTGAAAGAAAAACATGATAATTATCAGACTTAGTATTGATTGTCTCTAAAAATTTTTCTTCTATAATTACTTGCCCATGTCCATTGCTATCAGTTGTCACTTTCCCATATGTGGCGAATAGGTATTCTGGAGTCTCATACGCGTTTAAAAGTCGTTCCCCATAACTTTGGGTATTAACTAGCGAATTTTTAGTGCCAGAAACACTCAATCCATCATAAACTCTCAGTCCGCTATTAATTATCGACGTTTGATAGCCCATTAATTTAATTTGAGAGGTTGTTATATTCCCATTTGCAAAACTGTAGGAATAGCTATTAGCTTGTATAACTATAGAAACTCCTGAAGCATTAATATAACTATAGTTTGCATCTGGGACAAACGCTCTATTACTCCAAAAAAGACTATCCGAACTAAATGACAACCAAGTTTGATTTTTGGCACCATTATCATAAGAACTAATAACATAGTTATCTTTACTATCTCTTAATTGAAACCCTCCGCCGATTCCCATTTTATATTTCAAAATACCAACATCAGCGCCGTCGAATTTGCTGGGTTCTAACGACATAAACTCTTTATTGTACTCTTTAGAGAACCAAGTTAATTTCCCATTATCCTGAGTCATTCTAAATTGCGAACCATCAGTCACTATTTTGCTACCAGTTATCGTGACCCCTTGAATATCGATAGCTTTTAAAGTGCCGGCGGTAATTTCAGATGCATTCAAATTTTTCACTCTGATTTTTGAGGCATCGAGAATTCCTGTAGAGATGGAAGAAGCATCTAAATTAATGACTCTGATTTTTGCAGCATCTAGTGTTCCAACACTAATAGTTCCGGCATCAACTGATCCAATCATTGCTGAAGTGATTATAGCTTTGTCAATCTTCGTCTCGTTCGTTAACCATAACTTAGCGCCTTTTATTTTCAGCCACTCTTTGCCGTCCATTTCTGTACTGAGATTAATGGTCTTGACGATTTCGTCCTTAGGAGTACTATCTTCAATTTGCTTCTTAATACTTTCTTCGAGAGCTGTAGAAGTTGTCATTACCCACTCAAAGACTCCTGGAGATGTTTGTTTGTAAACCCAAATTTCATCATCGGGTCCATTCTTTTTAAACCAAATATCGCCTTCTTTGGGATTTAGAGGTTCTTCTGTCCCTTCATACACATTATTTTTACCCGCTGCATCAATTCTATAATCCACATCATCAAGTTTCTGTTGAAGCGGACCTTTGAAAGATGACACATTGGATGAATAAGCTTTCGAGTCTGCGCTTATCACGGAACTAAAACCACCATCGAACGTCATTGAGTAATTCAAAACAGGAGACTTGAAATTTTTTCCTTCTCTATCTGTCAGGGTGACCCAATCGCCTACCTCAATAGCGGGGTTCCCTCTCCATTTCACATTAATTGGGAAAAAATTGATGT